TGGAAAAATATCTCTCAAGCGTAAGGTAGATGGTTGGGGAGATATCTGGTCCTTGCCTCTTGATGAAGGACCATACTAAATGAGTAGTGCATACGTACCATACAACGGTACTGCTGGCTGGTCAGGCACAGATACTAGTAAAGAGAGAGCACTAGTAAATCTGCGCACTGGCAAGGAATATAACAACCAGCAAAAAGCGTTAGCCTATATAAAACAAGCAGGCAGTCAAGGCTTAACCTGGAAAGAGTTAAGCCAACTAACAGAGATGCATCATGGCACTGCTAGTGGCGTGCTATCGGTCTTGCATAAATCTGGTGCTATACTTAGAACAACAAGAGTACGAGACAGATGCAAGATATATATGGACATTATGTTTACTGATAAAGTTATGCATGAACTATATATAGAAAAGAAAAAACTGTGTCCGCATTGCGGCAATGACATCAATGCATAGCCGTCACCTATGCTAAGATGGGGACAACTAGTGGGCGGTAGGTTTTGGCTCTCTCCTTGTCCTACCCCCGCTAGTTCTTTAATCAAAGGAGAAGTATGTCGGAAATAGAAATACCTAGAGATAGATATGGCAGACCAATGGTCGTGCCACCTAAAGGTGGTAAGCCAGTACCATACACACGTACTACTACAGTCGCAGGTTCATTAGATGATGGCACTGCATTAGTAGCATGGAAGTTACGAATGGCAGCAGCAGGTTTAACATTGCGACCTGACCTGTTGCTTGCTGCATCAGCACAACGTGACAACAAGTTGGAGATGGACAAGTTAGTTGAAGATGCAATGGAAGCAGCAGGTGCTACCAAGCAGGCTACAATTGGCACAGCCATACATACACTGACAGAAAAACATGATAGAGGTCAGGACTTAGGTGTCATACCAGAGGATTATGTTGCAGACATACAAGCGTATGCTGATGCAACTAAAAACTTTGAAAATGTAAACATCGAACAGTTCTGCGTTTTGGATAAATACAAAATAGCAGGTACGCCTGACCGCATAGTTAAATACAAAGGTGAACTGTTTATCTCTGACTTAAAAACTGGTAGCATTTCTTATCCTAATAAGATAGCAATGCAGTTAGCAGTTTACGCACACGGCTTGCCGTATGACCCTGCTACGGCAACCCGTGGCAGTTGGGGTGATGTGAATCAAGATAGAGGAATCATCGTCCACCTAGCAGCAGGTTCAGGTAAATGCGAATTACATTTCGTTGATATCAAAGAAGGTTGGAAGGGTATACAATTAGCGATGAAGGTTAGAGCCTTCAGAGACACTAAGAAAAATCTAGTCACATCAATCAAGGAGTAGTATGTCATCAACAGAAGCACCGATTAGCATTACCGCTAAGACAGCAGCAGGTACACTTGTTACCTTGCGTGCAGAAACACCAGAAGACTTGGGCAACTTAGTTGCACAAGGTATCTTTACAATTGCAGATGCAGTTAAAGAGATTGAACTAAACGTACGTGGAGCAGGCAATGCTGCAGTACCACCATCACCAGTAGTTGGCATGATTGCTAACACACTGGGTGGCACAGTAATTAGTGAAACACCAACATCTATGAGTAATGGAACAGGACAGCGTATGTGTCCTCATGGAACAATGACACGTATCCACGGGCTAACAGGTAAGTTTGGTCCATACAAGGGTCACTTCTGTCCAGCACAGCAAGGCGACCCAACTAAATGCACAACCCAGTACATTAAGCAGAATCAACCTGAGTGGAACGCGTTTCAACCAGACAGTACAAAGGGATAAATGAAAACACTTCGCCGTAGTATAGGCAAGCCAGAGGTGGGGGGAGAACCATTACCCCCACCTTTTCAGGCTTTCCAGCGAGAAGGAATCATTCTGCGTAGAGCAGAAGTAACCGTCATAGCAGGTACTCCAGGCGCAGGTAAGTCATCTATTGCATTGCATATCGCAGCAAGACTAAAACAACCAACATTATATTTCTCTGCTGATACCAATGCACATACAATGGCAATGCGTTTGCTTGCTATGAAGGCTAAGATAACTCAGGCACATGCTGAGTATATGCTCAAGACAGACCCATACAAAGCAGAAGCACTCCTTCGGGAGTTCAGTAATCTTTACTGGTCGTTTGAGCCTAGCCCTACCCTTAAGGATTTAGATGAAGAAGTATCTGCATTTGAAACCATGTGGGGTAGAAGCCCAACTCTTATAGTTGTAGATAACCTTATGGATATTGCAATTGATGGGCATGAAGAGTTTGCTGGTATGCGTCAAGTTATGAAAGAGTTAAAGTATCTTGCACGTGATACCAATGCAGCAGTACTAGTGTTACACCATACGCAGGAGAGTGCACCAGGTTATCCGTGTCAGCCACGCTCAGCGTTGCAAGGCAAGGTCGCGCAGATTCCTGCTATGGTGTTAACTGTGGGTCAGATGATGCAGGGGCAAGATGCATACTTATGTGTAGCCGCTGTTAAGAATCGCTATGGTAAAGCAGACCACACGGGTGCTACGTATCTTTCATTATCATTTGAGCCTGGCTCTATGTATCTTGAAGATGTAGTACGTGACTATAGACAACCAGAAATGACAGTATGATTGAAGTTAAATTTGTATACACTGGCTACATAAACATAGCAGACACAGAAGATGACGTTATGGAAGCGGCTATCGAACATGTACGAAATGAATGTGGCAGTCAAATAGCCGACTATGCAGATTTCAATATAGTAGGAGAAGAAAACAATGAGTGAGACTTACTACAAACCATATACAATTGGTGAATTAGTAACTTCAATATGGGAAGAAAATGATTCTCATTTTGAAGAGATGGAAAAAGTAGGAGGAGATTGCGATTGCAGTCTTCATACTGCAGTTACTATTATTATGAAATACTGGGGAGAATAATGAGTAGCGCAGCCAAGGCTAAAGGTTCTGGAGCAGAGCGAGATGTAGTTGCATATCTCAAAGAGAATGGCTTTCAGTATGCCGATAGACGATTGGCTGGTGCTACGCTAGATAAAGGTGACATCTCAGGTATACCTGGAGTTACAATTGAAATCAAAAACCACGCGACAATGAAGTTGTCAGAGTGGACAGAAGAGTTGATAGTCGAGATGGCTAACGACAAAGCATGGACAGGCGTGGTATGGCACAAGCGCAAGGGTAGGGGAAGTCCTGGCGATTGGTACTGCACCATGCCTGCACATGTATGGATAGACTTACTAAGGAGAGCACTTGGAGAAGCCAAGCATTGAAGAGTATCTTCACTACATAGGCGCAGCCGTGCCTTCTATGGGCAACGGCTGGCGCAAGATGAAGTGTCCGTTTCATATAGACACACATGCAAGTGCAGCAGTTAACTTTGATAAAAACGCTTTTGTTTGCCACGGATGTGGCGTTAAGGGTGATACGTTCTCTCTAATTATGTATAAGGAAGGTGGCGATTATCGTGAGGCTGTCAAATTCGCAGCGTCAGTTCTTGCTTCAGGCAACACAGAGGTACGCGGGAACGATAGAACTAGCAACAGAGTATCTGTCAAGCCGTCATCTCTCGGTAGAAGAGGCAAGCATATTTCATCTGGGAGTGGTCGTAGACCCTCTACCAGGACATGAGCCTTACAAGGGCAGACTAGCAATACCATATATCACGCCGTCAGGCGTGGTTGATATACGATTCCGTGCCATGCATAACGAAGACCCTAAGTATATGGGATTAGTTGGTGCTAAGACTACAATGTTTAATACTAAGGCTTGCTTTGTAGCAGATAAATATATCTGCGTAACCGAAGGTGAGTTCGATTGTATTATGATGGGTGTCAAGACTCAGCATCCAACCATTGGTATCCCAGGTGCTAACAACTGGAAGCCACACTATGCCAAGATACTAGATGACTTTGAAATAGTCATTGTACTAGCAGACGGAGACGCAGCAGGACTAGAGTTCGGCAAGAAGATAAGTAGAGAACTAGGTAACGTCAACATAATCAGCATGCCAGAAGGCGAAGATGTCAATAGCATGATGGTGAAACGAGGGAGCGAATGGGTAGATGAGCGAATCAACGAATGCATTTCCATTGGATGAAAGTATCTGGGAACATATCAAGCACATGCAGTATACGGTTGGTATACCTGTATCAGAAAAGCGTGTGCTTAATATCTTAGGTGCATTACATGATGTATATCAGACTTTAGACCATGATGTAGATGAAGCCAAAGACCTGCTTATAGGACTGGCTGCAATCTTAACATCAGTTAAAGATGATAAGGCAGACATGGTCTTTGAAGAGTTTATGGTGAAGGACACCATGCAGAACTTTGATAAAGGAATCGAGAATATTTTAAATGAAAAACCTTGAAGATGCCAAAGCAATTACACTAGAATTGCTTACTATTCTTTATAAAAAGCATGAAGATTATGGTCCAATGAACATAGCAGGTGCACCAGGTGGTGCTATGAATGGACTGCGTGTACGCATGTATGACAAGTTGGCACGACTAGCCCACCTTGGGGATAACGACACGCCGAACTATGAATCTATTGAAGATACACTGGTTGACCTTGCAAACTATGCCATAATTGGGCTGCTTGTCCAACGTGGACAGTGGGAAGGTATACCTAATGGTAGCCAAAACAAAACGGGTAGTAGTCCTCAGTGACCTACAAATACCGTATCAAAATAATAAGACTGTAGATGCCACGCTAGAGTTTATCCAAGATTATAAACCAGATGAACTCTGGTGTGTTGGAGACGAACTAGACGCACCCGAACCTAGTCGTTGGAACAAAGGTATGGCTGGAGAATATGCAGAGACACTACAAGATAGTATTGATTTAACACACGACATCATGGCTCGTTACCGCAAGGCTTTGGGTAACAAACCATTTTATATTCAACGCAGTAATCATACTGACCGCATTGATACTTACATGCGCAAATATGCACCAGCCTTTATGTCTCTTAAGTCTTTAGAGATTGAAGAACTATTAGGTTACAGTAAGTTAAAAATTAATTACTTACACAAAATGCATGAGTTACTACCTGGTTGGGTAATGGCACACGGAGATGAAGGTGCACTCAATCGTGCTCCAGGGGCTACCGCTTTAAACTTAGCCAAACGATTAGGCAAGTCAGTAGTATGTGGGCACACGCATCGCGTGGGCTTGCAACATGAAACAACTGGCTTCTATGGTAAGACACATACGCTCTATGGTTTAGAAGTGGGGCATATGATGGATGTCAAGCAGGCTAGTTATTTAACATCAGGTAGTGCTAACTGGCAACATGGCATTGGTATCTTAGTAGAACACAATCGCAAGGTAACACCATTTGCTGTACCCATTGTTAATGGCGAGGTAATTATTCCATAATGAATTACATCGAGGAGTACAACGAGTTGGTACAGACTCTTACAGCAGAGTACGCACGCAGATACAGTATGGTAGAGCGTGATGACATTGGGCAAGAGTTGTGGGTGTGGTTCGTAGGACATCCACGCAAGTACAAAGAGTGGTCTGAGTTAGAACAAAAAGACCGAGATAAACTTATCGCTAAATCGCTACGTAATGCAGCACTTAAGTTTTGTGAAAAAGAAAAAGCAAGAAAAATTGGGTACGATATGTCCGATTTATACTACTATGACGCGTCAGTTATAGAGGCTTTTCTTCCATCAATCATTGGGGAGTCTTACGAGATACCTACAAAGATTAAAGACTTAGGCGGAACAGTTAAAACTAGTGAAATTTCAGACGGTAACAATTGGTTATCATTAAGGTCAGATATAGCATCAGGTTACTACAAATTATCTGAATCAAAACAAAACATATTACGATTACGCTTTAGCGTAGAGCAACCAGACTGGTCATCACTTGCAAAAGAAATGGACAGCACACCAGATGGTGCACGTATGAAAGTGCAACGTGCAATTACATCTCTCATCAAACATTTAGGTGGATGGCGACCTCAGACAGATGAGGATTCCAGAGTTGAATGACTTAAGAGGAGAGCCAACCTTTGCTTGTATATGCGGTTGTCTTATGTTTGAGATTACCGTTATGTGGGATATGGAATCAAGAGAAGTAAGTTGGTATGACCTTGCCCAAAAGTGCAAGGATTGCGGAACTATTACAACAGCACCTACACCTGTGGACTGGAGAGATTGCGAGTAATGCCTAAATACGATTTTAAATGTGAGACATGTGGTGAGATTGTAGAAACAACAGAAAATATTCCACCAATCTGTAGCACTTGCAGTAATACAATGATGCGTATATGGTCTACTGTAGCCGTTAAGTTTAATGGTTCGGGTTTTTATTCAACAGGAGGATAATGCAACTATCAAACGAGTTGATGTGGGTAGACCAAGCAAACTGCAAAGGTCTAGATACCAATGATTTCTTTGTACCAGATAGTAGCAAGAGATATGAAAACGAACCAATACTTAAACGTATATGCAGTGCATGTGTTGTAAAAACTGAATGTCTTGACTATGCATTGCACAACAATGTAACTGGGTATTGGGGTAGTACAACAGAAAAAACTAGGCGCACAATGCGCCAGAAACTTGGCATCATAGCCAAAGGGTTAGCCTTTGAAGGCTTATACAAATAAAAAAGACCCCCGCCAGGTAGGTTAATTTACCTGAGCGGGGGCTTTTACTTTTGTTTACTTAGAACCGCGACCAAATTCTTTAGCCTTAGGGTCTAGTGCTTTCCATAGTGGCGCAATAAACGCTGACAAGAAAGCATATGCCAGTGTCTTAGGGTCTGTCACACCTGCTGCATATAGTGCTACTACTGATGGAACTGCAGCACGTGCGTATGTAGTTGCGACAGCAACTAGTTTATCTGTATTCATATTTCTCCTTATGATTTAAACACTGGCTTGCCGAAGCCAACCACTGATACTGTTTGAGAACGGCGTAACTTACTACCATTCTTCTTCTTATATGCACGAACTTTCTTGCATACTTCACCACCATTACGTTGGTCGCCCTTCTTATCTGGTGCTGTATTGCCTTCAATACAGGTAACTGTTCCGTCACCATTATCTTTAACTACAATACCAACATGAGAGATGCGGTCTACACCGTCTCCTGGAAAATCAAAGAACACAATATCTCCTGGTAGAGGAACTGCTTCTTCTGCTTTTTCCCATTGGTTCTTCTTAATAAAAGCAAATGCTCCTGCTGGTGTATACACACATGAAGGAATCTTTAGTCCTACTTCATTGGCACACCAGTTAACAAATGAACCACACCAAGGCTGGAAGTTAGCCTTAGTAAATGCACCATACTTGGTTTCATTATCTTTTGGTCCTTCAATTGCTCCAAGTTCACCCTTTGCTACTGCAATAAAGTCTGCTCTTTGTCCCATTAGTTACTCGCCTTCTTGTCAACCTTAGCAAAGGCTGCATTGATTTCATCTGCAGTTAAGTTACCATCTGCAAGGAAGAATCTTGCTAGTGCTTCTATTACGCGGGCGCAACCAAGTGCACCTGCTAGTACTGCTGCTTGCCATACTTCAATACCAACAAGAGAGCCAGCACCAATTACTCCAAGAGATTCTGCTGCAATGACTGCAACAATTCTCATCATTACATTCTTAAATGTATCCATTATTCATCATCCTCATCAATCCATTCTGATAAATCAATATCAGGTGTAGGCATACCCCACATAGGTTCTGGTATTACAAATCCAATTGCCATTATCTATCTTCCTTTGGATTACGTAACGGATAAGTTATTGCCCAAGCAATAAGCGTGCCGCCAATTGCATAACCAACAACAGTTTTTGCTGAACCATCAAGGACAACCCAGGCAATAAACATACCTAGTAAAGTCCATAGTTGGTCAACCATATCTTTTAATATTTTCTTCATGGTTTTCTCCTATAGGCTGCGGCTCCTGCTGCACCTGCTGCTGTTACCGCAGCCTGTCCAGCAATGACTGATGCGACAATAATCTTTTCTGATTCGGCTCTTTCTTCATCTGACATATCAGCACCAATACTTGCGATAGCAAGTAGTGCTTGGGCTGGGTCAGTAAAGATTGCTTCAACAAGGGCTGCTGGGTCTGCAAGAATTACTAATGCAGCAGCAACTTCTGCTGTAATAACAACTTCATTTCCATTCTCATCTTGACGAACTTCAACTGGTGTCTCAGGTGGCAGGTCAGCATAAGTAAGACCAGCATCTGCAATTGTTTGTGCTGTTACTGGTTCTCCTTGTGCTGCTTCAATGATTGCTTCTGCTATTGCTTCACGCTCTTCTAGTGTAGAATCTTCTGTAGCCACAACTGGTGGTTCAGGTTCTTCAACAGGAGGTTCAGGTGCAATATCAATTACAGGTTCTGGCTCAGGCTCTGGAACAAGTTCTGGTTCAGGTTGAGGTTCAGACACAACTTCTTCTACAGGAATTGGTTCAAGTTCAACGACAGGTTCTGGCTCTAGAGCAGGTGGTTCTTCTTCAACAACAGGAGGCTCTTCCTCAACTGGAGGTTGAGGGTTCTCATCAACTGGTTCAGGAGCAGGTTGAGGTTGTTCAACAGGCTGAGGAGCAGGCTCAGGTTGCACCGCAGGAGGCGTAGAAGGCACTTCTGGGGCTACAACAGGGGCTTCTGGTACGATTGGCTCACTAACTACAGTGTTAGTTTCATTAGTTGTAGTTAAAGTTTCAACTACTTGAGTAGGAGTATCAGATGGAGATGGGCTTAATTCTGGGGTTGGTTCTGGGGATGGTGACGGGGTTACTGTCGTCACTGTTTCTTCTGAAGGACTCTGGGAACTTGTGGGTGTGGGAGTTTCGGAAGGTTGAACGCTTGGAGAAGGAGTTGGCTCAGGCGAAGGCGAAGTTGAAGGAGCAGCACTTGGCTCTGGACTGGGACTTACAATAGGCGTAGGAACTACGCCATTGTAGTAACCAGTAGCACTATCAGGAAGATTATCACTAACGTAAACATTGAATCCTGGTGGTGCATATCCGCCCTCGCAAAATAATCTAGGGATATAACCTTTTCCTTCAAAGAATTGGTTGCTATTATCCCACCCAATTTGATATGTCTGTTGAGTTCCATCTTGCTTAGCACAAGTTACATCAGCATATGCTGTTGCTGCGCTTGCTTGAGGACTCCAGAATATAGAAGTTCCAAATACAATTAAAAATACAGCGTACTTACTTGCTTTTACCCTCACAGAGGATGAGATAAATCTGGTCAACGCGTTGTTCAACTCGGTCCAATCTGTCGGAATTGATATTAACTGCGTCCCTCATGCTGCTTCCTGAATTTGGTTTCAGTTCGCTTAAGTAGTGCTTAACTAACCATCTAATTGCTGCTGTAAAACCACCAAGCAAAGTCATTATGGCTACGGCAAAGCCAGCCCATTCTGTTGCTAACATTAAACCGTCCTAATTGTAATCTGTAAAACACCACCAAAACCATCAAACCGCTTATCAGGTGGTGTCATGCGAGTAAATGTAACTTGCTGTATTACGGCTTGCTGTGATTCTCCTGTTGTTAAGTCTTGCCAAGTTAAAACATCGCCTGTTTTTTCAATTTCTTCTAACAGTTGCATACGTGCGTATGCTCTACCATCATAGCCAACTACAGTATTAAACCTATCGGTTTCTATATCAAAACAATAAACAGGAAACTGGATTATACGTTGACGCGGTGTAGCAATAGTTGCTTTAGCCTGATAACCCTTAAAAATTGGACCAGCAGATGTAGTTGTAGTATCACGATTAAGTGTAAACTTATATGCAAGAAATTCTTGTGCTGTTTCAGGTTGACTAGTAGTTACTTCTACTGCACCCACGCCTATATTATAACTAATATGGTCATACTGTGTTTCAGTGCCACTTGGTTCTGTAGCAAGAGATGATAATGTAAACTCACCAGATGTAAATGTACCGCGTGCAATAAGACGCTTATAGTTTTTAGGTTCTAGGGTAGAAAATCTAATCTTACCTGTAGTTATAGAACCAGTTGTTGATAAAACTGTAGTTGACTGAATGGCTATACCATTACTGCCTGATGTAGTAAATGCTATCTGGTCTGTATTACCTACGAAATCTACAGTAGTAGCATAACCAGTAACATCACTAAGATAAGCATCTTTAGCATAAGCAAAACGTAAGGTTTCAATTTCTGAACCTAAATCAATACGATGCAAACCAGGGCAACCATTAACTGTACTTGCAGCCCAAACAAATCTATCGCGGAAAGCAAAATCATGTACACCGTTAGTGTCTTCAAATATTAATGGACCATAAGAAAGGTCGCCAGTTGTATCTGAAATAGCAGCCACACGCATACCCTTGTTGGTACCTATCATTAGGTAATTAAGGTAAGACTCAATCTTGTAGACAATCTCACCAATAGGTAGTTGTGCTGCTACAATCCCTGATGTCAGGGTAGGCATAACACCAGCAGTAGATAAAACAAACTTATAGATGGCAGAGTTTCCGCCAGCATAACCTGCAGCATAGATGGCAGAACCACCTTCAGAGATAGATGACCAAGTCCAGTCAGCATTTGGATGAGTGTATGTAGGTGTAGGTAATGTGTGTGTACTACCTTTAGCATTAGTTAATTCATAAACAGATGCTCCGATGCAAGCAACAAATCTTTGTTTAACCCAGGCTAATACTACTTTTTCACTACCAGTATTATAATAACGAGAGTAACCAGCAGCGGGTGTAGCAATTGGTCCTGTATAAATGTGGTCATTGTCGGCAATAAACAAGTTAGTACCATCTGTTGCTACAGCAAGAATGGCAGTATCTAATGGTGTTCCTATAGTTGTTACATCTGTATATGTAACAGCAGTTCCATTAGCAGTATAATTTTTTATAGTTGTACTTGCTGGAATCCAACCAAGTATTTTATCTGTTGAGCCATCAACAATAGATAGTATTTTGTACACACCAGTGGTAACACCAGACATATTGGCTGTCTCTTTAAGAAGAGTTACCTGTCCTTTAGTCCATACATCTACATTGTCTGAGTCAGTAAAGCGGTGAGCAACTGTTTCACCTGCAGATGGGTCGTAAAACCTAATACCTGTGCCATTATGAAAAGAAGACTGGCTTCTTAACCACCAACCAGTAAGCGATTGCTCACCTGGTTCAGTACTTGTATCTTGCTGTTCTTTATTAAAGGGTGCAGTCTGACGAATATATGGACGTTCATCATTAATAGCGTAAAAGAATGGTAAGCCACCTACTGCAACATCATATGATTCATTAGTATTTTGCCAAGTAGAAGTAGATGAAACAATACCTAAATCAACAGCAATAGCACGACCTACATCAGCAGTTGCAGAACCTCTACCTTCGGTTATATCTCTAGTTGCCACTGCATCTCCTTAGTATATTTGTTCTTCTGTTTCGTCTATTGCGTCATCAATGTCCCGCAATAGTGGAACTATGTCAGTTACTAGTGTGTCCATTACTTGTACTCTTTATTTTGCCTAAACATATTCTTATATCTATCAAAAAATGTGGTGTTTAATTTATTTGCTAGATTTGCTTGTTCTTTAATTTCTTTTTCTCCACCAAATTGCATAGTCCAAGACTCGCGCTTAAATGGTATGACTTGAGCAATAGGAGTTCCTTTAGGAATCAATCCTTCAAACTCTGGGTCTTTAATTGTAAAAGGAAAATTCACTGGAGCGTAGTACTTATCAGTATCTACAACTCCTGGAAGAATTGCAAAAACTGACTCACGGTGCATAGGCTCTACAAACATTGTTGAGTAACCTTTAGGGGTGCGTATAGCCCAGTAATTTACCCACTTAGGATAAGCGTGCTTGTTTTTTGCTGGATGAGTAGGTGCTTGTTCAATAGGATGAAATGAAATTAATCCTAAAGTAGACCACTCAAAGAATTGCTGTCCATCTTTAATTGTTACATATACATCAGCAGGTGAAACAATAATATAACCAGCGTTAATAGCATCAAATACTGGCATACAACGTTTGATTGTAGCCTTAGTATTTCCGTCACCATTAGGTTTTTTTTCTCCACCAATGTATGATTCTATATTTTTATACCAATCTGGGATGAACTTGGAAGCAGGTTGTGGCTGCTCCAAGTCATCAAACCCAGATACGTTTGTAAATGTAATATTCATTTTGTCCCCTTAAATGATTATTCGGTTGGTAGTTCTACTGTTTCCTCTTCTGGTTCTTCTACAATAGGCTGCTCAAATGTAGTGCCATCATAACCCAAACCTATAAAAGCAGGGTTGACATCTGTATATTCAACGCAAGTCAAACCAGTTGCTTCTTCTGCAACATCTTTTGACTCACATACAATTACGTTTTCTACTTTTCCGTCTTTAATAACTGCAAAATTTGCCATTAGTTTTATTCTCCTTATAATCCACGTAAAATATAAACTACACCAGATGTGCCTGCTTGTCCACTACCAGCATTTGCGCCACCGCAACCACCGGCACCGTAACCAGTTGGGTTAGTGTTAGTATTTCCTCCGGTTCCAATTCCAGACCCAGCAGTTGCTGGTGTGTTACTGCCGTGGGCATTGGCAAATCCGCCAGCGCCACCGCCAGTTGTTCCATTTGTAACAAAAGTAAATGTAGGTGCTGTAGTTGCATTTCCTGAATTGCCAAAGTTTCCAGTAGCGTTGTTAACATTTCTAAAACCGCCATTGCCACCATTGGCTCCGCCAGGAGTACCTCCACCACCACCACCGCCAGCACCACTACCAGTAGCATTAGTATTTCCAATACCACCACCACTACCACCATTAGCGGTTAACGAGCCAATATTACTTGTACCACCTGCTCCACCATTGCCATTGCCAGCAGCACCAACAGTAATTGTTGTTGTTCCTGAAAGAGAAAGTCTTCCTTCCGTAACGCCACCACTACCGCCACCACCGCCACCGCCGTAACCGCCGTTTGTACCACCACCACCACCGCCACCGCCAACTACAACAGCATAAACTGCTCCAGTTTGAGAGTAATTGTTTGTTGTACTTGTAATTGTATCAAGCGTTCCGCTAACCGCAGAAACAGTTGTTCCGGTTATTGCTATAGAAACAACTATGCTAGAACCAGTATTTGTATAAATTTTTACAGAAGTAGCATTCTGTCCTAAATTATAAGTAACAGAACCAGATACCGTTGTTGCTGTTGCAATATAAGTTGCTCCATCATAAAAATCAACTTTTGCTATTGTTGAAGACACGCAGGTAATAGTATAAATTCCAGCATCAAAATTACTGGTAGCGGAATAAAGAGTGTTTGCTGATGGAACCGTAATTGATTTTGCAAGAGTTGATGGAATAGATATTACTGGTAAAGGAAATACTGTTGATGCCATTAGGAAATCTCCACTCCGCTAATATGGAAGTTAACTGTTGTTGCTGATGCTCCACCTTGGATTGTTTGAGTAGCAGCAATTACTTGCTTAATGTCAAAGGTAGCAATTGAGTCAGCAGCAATGGCAGTTGTATCTGCAAGTTTAACTCCATCAAGTGCAAGGTCAAATGTTGCTGCTGTTGCTGCTGTATTAACTACTACAATATTAGATACTACTGTTGTTGTAGCAGAGGGAACTGTATACAGTGTTGTTGTTAGAGTTGTTGTTGCTGCTCCCCTAAAGAGAGCCTTTGTTACTGTAGCCATTAGTTACTACTTTCTATTAGAGTGCGCCCATAAGGAGCAGTGTTAGTTCATCTTTTACGCTTCCTGGACCATTAAG